GCTGATCACTTCCTGATGGAAAGTGGTGGTGATATGTCTATCACGAACTCGAACTCCAACTTTGGTAATACATCACTTCATGCTATTGGTTTCAAAGGTTTTGCTTTCAATCAAGACAAGGGTGGTTATTTAACAGACATCATTCCACCAAGAGTTGTTGGAACTGAAGCAGAAGACATCAAGAAAGTACAGTATTACACTGTTGATATTCAAGGCACTCGTGCTGGAGAAGATAACTTTACTAAACTGTTCCTTGGTAGCAGTGATATCTTAGAACCAATTGATCGTCCTGCAGTTACTCTTGACGGTTTCAGATTAGGTGCTAAAACTGATGAAAAACTATATGTAAACTTAGATCCTGTTGGTGATACTGGAACTAATGAGTTTACTGCTACATTAGAACCAACTGGTTTTCTTAAGTATGTTGCAGTTCCTTCTATCCTGAACCCAATTGGTGTAAACTTTGCTATCGACAATCGCGCTGCTGATGCAGCAAACTTGATCGAGAAAAACCGCACGATGATCCAAGAAGAGGTCTTCGGTTATATTCTTGAGTTACATCCAAGACTTCAAAACATTTCTTATGTAAACCCTGGTCGTGATGTCAATGCAAACAGATACTTTGATGCATATGATCTTATTACTGCAAACAGAGAATATATTGTCAATCAAACTCTAATTTCTACTTCACTAACCTTCCCAGCATCAAACATCAATTTTGATGCTGTTGCTGAGATTGTTGATGCTGTTGCAGAAGACATTAGAGACGGTGGTAACAATAATATCATTGCACAAGTAAAAGATTACTTTGACTTTAACGGTTCACAAACAAGATATCCTACTACTACTAGCAGAGAAGAAGCAAACTGGGCATTTAACAGAGCAAGAGATCTTTGTAAGAAAGCAGTTGCTAACCTACTACCAAACAAAGCAGATCTGTACGATCCAGATCCTAACAGCACTCTGTTTAATGGTAACACCAACAAGTATCCTCAGTTTATTGCTGGTAAAGGTCAAACAGGATCTCAGGCAGAAGCTGCTGGTGATACTACAAATGGTGTAACGTATGATGCTAGTAATCTAATCGATCCTGCAGGACGTTATAAGGATGCTCGCAATCGTATTGTTGCAAACAAAGAATATATTTTAGACAGCGCACTTGCAGAGATTGCAGTGTATGATGACGCTCCATTCTTCTACTTCCCTGGTGATGGACAAGAGACACCTAGATCAAGATATAAGACTGCTTATCGTCTCATCAGAAGAAACAGACAGTATGCAATTGACACTGCTATTGCAGCAATTCAAGCACAGTATCCTAGTTTTAACTTCCCTGGTGGTACTACCACAAAGTGTGAAAGAGACTTAGGTTTCTTCGTAGATGCGGTCGGTCTAGATATTTTCCTTGATGGCAACTTTTGGGCAAGAGCTTTTGCTTCCAAGTATTTTAATACCGATGGAGTTCTAATTGCTGATGGTGTAGATCAAGAAATTTCTCAAAGTATTTTTGGATTTAATGCTGCTAGAGATGCTCTCATGGATGCAGTTTCTAACCAGTTGAGTGGTCAGTATACTGATAGTTCTGTTCTCCCTGGTGAAAGTGTTTATGGTGATGGTAATGGTGATGTTACTAACACTGATCCTGCTGCGTGTCAAGACGTTCAGAATGGTATTTCTACATTAACAACCATTATTACTCAGGTTCTTAATGATGGTAATTTAAATTCTATTGAGGATGTAAACAATCCAAACTATGTTACTCCAACTGAGAGAGGACTAGCAGCAGGTGAAAGCAAGTGCCGTAGAGATATTGGTCACATTGTCGATGGTATTGCACAAGATCTTTGGTTTGGTGGTAACGAATATACTATTGCCAATACCAGAGCATATTTCGATAAGAGCAACAATTTAATCACTAATGGTGTTGATAACGAAAAAGAACAGGCAATCACTGCATTCAAGAGAATTTCAGATGCTTCCAACCAGGCAATTAATAACTTACTCTATAATCAAGATCGCAACATTACACTAGATCAGACTGGCGATCCTGCAATCGTTGGTGATCTATTTGCTGATGCATACAACCAAGTAATCAAGAATAAGGAGTGGCTTGCTAAAGAAGGATATGAAAGAATGCTTCTTGATTATGAAAATAATGGTGTTACATGGACACCAAGATCTGGTACATCTGAGCAAGATTGTCTCGATGATGTTTATGCAGTCCTTGAAGAAGTTATGTGGAACGTCAAGTTTGGCGGTAACCACAAGGCATGGGATTCTGCAGAAGTTTATGTAACTAATATTTTTGCTGGCACAAATCCAAAGAGATATACTCCAACAACTGCAACATATGATGCAGCATCTGGAATTTCTATCCTCACAATTCCCAACCATGGAATGGTTGCTGGTCAATACATTAGGATTGCTACTGGTGGATTGACATTCACCTGTGCGCTGGATAACTATCAAACAGCAACAGCATACCCTCGTGCTAGCGACCCTGCTGCTGATACATGGTTGAATATCGTGTCTGCAGACACTAATACAATTACAGTTAACGTTGGTGCTAGTGATCCTAGTGATGTCTATCAGCACCAGTTTGTATCTGCTGTAAATGATAGCGTTACTTATGGTACACTACAGACAACTTTCCTTGACTATGAGCGTGATGCTGCAAGAAAGGTATTTGAGTTTGTCAAGACAGTTGGTATTGATGTAATCAGAAACCAAAGCGTAATACCATCTAGTTCAAATGATTTAGTACAATTTATTGATCTTACAATTGTAGAAGATTGGGATAACCCAACTTGCCAAGGCGCAGTTGATGCATTCTCAACACTCATGGATATGATTACTGATGCAATTGGTAGTGTAGCGTCTGGTGCTGGTAATCTACCAGTTGCTGCAAGATCTGTTCCACAGCAACCACAATCAATCACTGGTGCTTCTGGTGAGGTTGGATATCAAATTGGTAATTGTTCTGATGTTCTACAAACAATCGATACGTTAGTTGGAATTATTAGTGATGCTATTGCTGGTCAAGGTAACTCTGGATTTGCATCTCTATCAAATCTTCCACCTCTCACTCATGGTGATTGGGATTGTGCTAACGTTCGTTCTACAATTGAAACTCTATTCGATATCGCAAGTGATGCAGTTATTGATAGTAATCTAAGTGGACTACCTCCAATTAATAATGGTGGATTTAATAATGATCCAACATCATCCAAGTGCTATCGTGATGTTTCTTACATCGTTGATGCTGTAGTTAATGACCTACGCTTTGGTGGTAACATTAATAGCATTCAAGCTGGTGAAGCATACTATGTTGGTACATCTACAGAAACTAGATATACTCCAACTTCTGCTACTTATGATCCTGCAACTGGTGACTTTACTATGGTTGTTCCCAACCATACTGTTGAGCAGGGAAGAAACATCAGGCTTGTTGATAACTCGTTCACGTTCACTTGTGGCATGGATGGCAACCAGTCAGAGAAGACATATCCACGTCCTGGTATTGATCCATATGCCAACAGATCGATTGAAGTTACTTCAGTTACTTCTAATAGTATTACCTGTAACGTTGGTGCATCTGGTCCTAACGTAGAATTCACCCCATCTGGTGCTACTTATGACCCTTCTACAGGAGATCTGGTACTAACTATTGGTGCTCATGATCTATCTGTTGGTGAAGGCGTTGTAATTGATAACAATTCTTTGTCGTTCACTTGCGGCATGGATAATAATGATTCGGTCAAGTCATATCCTCGCTCTGGTATTGATCCTTTCTCTGGTAGGTCTATGCCTATCACTTCTAGATCTTCAACTACGATTACCATTAATGCTGGGGTATCTGGTCCTAATGTAGCATTTACTCCAACAGGTGCTATCTACAATCCTGTAACAGGTGACATGACTGTTACTGTTGCACAACATGGTCTTGGTGTTGGACGCAGCGTTGTATTTGTTGATAATTCATTCACCTTTGAGTGTGATTTAGATAATCGTGCAACTCAGCATACTTATCCACGTCCTGGTCAAGATCCTTGGGCAGGTAAGTCTATCACTATTAGTAGTGTTGGATATTCTGTACATACAGCAACCGATGCTCCTTATGACGCAGCAACTGGAGTTGTAACTCTTACGGTTTCAAACCATGGATTTAGCAATGGTGATTACGTCCAGATTGCAAATAATTCTCTAACTTATACTTGTGACTTAGATGGTAATGTTTCTGAGAAGACATATCCTCGCGCTAATTACGATTATCCATCAGGTCGCTGGTTGGCAATCTCTAATGTAACTTCAAATACATTTGATATCAACGTAGGTAGCTCTGATTACACTGGTACTCATACCTTCGTCAGTGCTGTTGCAGGTGGCATTCAACGTCAAGACGGAACATTTACTCTCAACGTTGGTACTTCATCTGACACATCTACCCATTACTTCATCAGCGCAACTACTGGTGCTATCAAGCACGAACCACAATCTGTTCATCAGTTTACAGGAGCGAGTGCAAATTGCGTTAAGCATCTACCCCAGGTTACACATACATTCGTAAGAGCTTCTACTGATGCTCTAATTACTGGTGGTGCTCAACTTGACTACATTGATGGCGAGAAAATTGAGACTGTTGATGCTTGGAAGTATGTAAGAGACATGGCAATTGCTGCCATGAGAAACTTTGATGTTCTTATTAAGGATTGTGATACTACTTTCGGTAGTGCAATCGTCAACGTTGGAGATACTAAGGGTCTCTTGATTGGCATGAAGGTTGCTGAATACGATGAGACTGGTGGTAATGCTCCATATGGAACTAACGGTTTACTTGTACCAAGTGCTATTCAAATATTTGATAACATTTCTGATGAGACATATATCAAGAGAATTGTTGACAACCAGAACATTGAACTAGGATTTAAAGGATCTAAGTTCAATATTGGTGAGTTGAGAAATGCAAACCAGACTGAATCAACTAACTTATACTTCACGTTTGAAGAGGGTGTATGGGCAGATACTTTACCAACACTATCCGATGTTGGAAATGCTGCAAATAATCCTGAAGTTATTCAAGATGATCTATATCCTGAGTGTGCAGGTGTTAAAGCTACAATCGATAGTTTGGTTGGTGATATTATTGATGTTATTCAGAGTGGTCCTGGCACGGTAACTAGAGTAGAATCTACTGCTGATCCTGGTCAGTTTACTAAGAGATCAACAATCTTTACTATTAATACTGATCCTGGTGTTAATAATACTGACCCACATGAGTTTGAGACTGGAACTCCTGTTAGACTTGTACCACGTCCTCGCTTTGATTTAACTAAGAGAGAGTATGTTGATGTCGATAAGCGTCTTGTCAGACTACCTAATGGATTTGAAACTAACACAACATACTATGTAATTGCTCCTGGTAGAAGGACACAACCAACTGACTATGCTAACGCTACTGGTATCTTTGATTCTGCAGCACAAAATAAATTGATGCTCGCAACGTCACCTGAGAATGCTGCAGCAGGTATTTACATCTACTCATCTGAATCTGATAGTATTGATAGGGATGTTGAGATTGATATCTACCAATTTGTCCTTGACATTAAGTATGATCTACACAGCTACACTTGTAGTCTAAGTGGTTCTGTTACTAATGGTATTGAAACTGATGTTTCTCACATCTTTGATGTTCCATTCGCTTCTGTAGAACCTCAGAGAGTATTCTTCAGAGCAAATCCAGGTAATGATTTACCCTCTATTGCTGGTGCTTCTGGTGCGGGATCAACCAATCAAGCAGAAGATCCATTCATTGCTACTACTGACAATCTTAACGCTAACTTCGGCAGACTTAACTACAATAGTGAGTTTTATGTAAGATATGAGAATGATAAGACTGTTACCATCTACATTTCACATAGTGATGCAATTAATGAAAACGATCCTGTAAGATTTGTTCCTGGTAATTATTCATTCAAGATGTATGCTAACAAGCGTAGATCACCAGTAAGATTTGATGCTGGATTTACAAATACATTTGCTGACACTGGTAAGTGGTTTGTGAATTGTAAAAATGAGGCTGATATTACTAGCATACCTTCCACCACTTACGAGCAGAATATTATCTGGAGAGTTAATCAGCAAGATCTTGCTGATAGAAGAAGATCCACAGATATGTGGTTCACTCGTATTGAAGATAAGCGTGAAGCAGATGATAGAACATACAAATTACGTTATGTTATTCCTAAGTATCTTGCAAATGCTAGAGATCCTATTAATGGATTTGTTATCAAGACAAGAACTGATGACACACGTAAATTAGTACCACAGAGAGTTCTACTCAAGCCAGTCGCTGGTAATGTTTATACTGCAGACTTTAGAAACCCAGTGCAAGCTGCTGAAAAGATTGGGTTCAATCAATTTGAGTTTGATGCGGCAAATCTTGACATTGACACGTCATATGATCCATACAGAAAAGATCTTACCAATGATGGTATCCAGTATGCTAAGTTTGCCAAGTTTAATTCTGGTATCCAAGCAACTATTCAGAGTGCTGTTAAAGTTCAGGATCCTCTTGATTTTAATATCAACTACCTAGAACTAACAGTCTTTGATCTTACAATCAACGCTGTTGACTTTTCTGGTCTAAAGAACGAAACATTTACAACAGTTCAAATTAATGCACCTCAAGGTGGTGATTGGATTGTCAATAAGACCGAGCAAACAGAAGAGAGCCGCGTTTATTGGGGTGGTTATTCTTCAGGTCTTGCTAATATTCACCAGTATTTCTCTATTGGTGGTGAGCATTACCTCATCCTCAAAAATATTCGTGGTGGTAAACTAGAGTTCAGTGATTATGCTAATGTTCAGTTTACACAGGATCAAGGCAATGGCACGGTTGTGTTTGCAGACATGCTTACCGATCAAGATTTTGGCAAATCGCTACCTCTAAAAACACTAATCCGCAAAAAATATCCCCAGTATTATTACAAGCAAAACGGCGCTAACGTTTATACTATCACTCCTGGTGATACTATTCAAGATGATGCTGGTAACGAATACTATGTTGACAGTGTTGAAGATGCTGGTGTTATTGAAGATACCTTCTATGTCTTCAACTACGAGACCCTGCAGCGTAGAATTTCAGGTCAGCAAGATGGTATTTACTATCTCTCTTGTCTACGCGGTAATATTTCCCCATTCCCACAAGGTGCTGGTGTAACTGAGAACTTTAAAAAGTACAAGTTCTCTCAACCAGTCAGCAGCTTGTATCCTTTGAACTATAAGAATGATCCTCTTTGGTTCCAAAAAGCAGGTACAAGTCCCGAAGAACTTGCTATCGTTGAAAACCTACTGGATCCACCAGCAACATATTCTGCTGCTAACAATTATGTCCACGGTCTTGTTACTACTAACGATTTCAAGGGATCTGTAACTAGAGAACTTGTAGAAGATCTGATTGCTAACCCAGCATTCAAAGATTATGACTTTGTTAATGAAGCACAAATTGAAGCACAAATTGGTAATGCAACTTCTGGTTCAGAAGATCGTAAGATTTCAATCTCTGGTACTAGCACAGTTGTTTCAGATCAGCGTTACTATGTTGAACTTAGAAGACCCTCTATTGCTCGTGCAGGTAACCATACGTTTGAGTATCTTGGATTTGGTCCAGGAAACTACTCCACAGGTCTCCCAGCACGTCAGGAGATTGTCTTATCACCTACTGAGGACTTCTACGCCCAAAGTAAGAAACAAGACGCTGGTATCGTCTTCTACACGGGTCTAAACTCTAACGGTGACCTCTATATTGGTAACCGTAAGATTAACGCTATCACGGGTGAAGAAACTTTCCTTGAAAGAGCAGCACTAACTGATAGTGAGGACGAAGATGATGATCTCGGTAACCTCGTTACCACCTTCAATACTCCTGTAACGTTCAATCAGAACATCACAGTTGTTGGTGGTGATGGTGATCTACCAAACACATTCAGTTCTCCAATTGTTATTAGTGTACAAGATAATGATCTAACTGAAGTTCGTGATTGTCTAATCATTCGTTCTAACGTATCTTCGATTGATCCTGTAACAAATGAGCAGCAAGACGAAAGTCTTGACAATGATAACTTTAGACCTAGAACTAAGGGTGACATTCGTATTAGCAAGAATAGAGTTCAAGCTGCTCTATTTGGTATTACTGCTAGAAGAGATGGACAAGATTATCAGATCCAAACACACGAATATGCTGGAATTCCTTCCAACATCTCACCCAACAACTCTCCTCTAGTTGGAGATGGTGGAACCAGAGTATATGTTAACCAGTTTGTTAATTACAATGGTGTTCTTGCAAGATCTGGTGATATCTTACTCAAGGGTCTAGAAGTTGGTAAAACTGGTTCTATCGGTTGGGTTAACGCTAACTTCTATCAAGATGTCAACAACGGTAACATCTCAACTATTGAGTTTGATGGGACTACAGTTGTTAAAATTGTATGGTTCGATAGTTTCTCACAGCAAAATATCAAGAATAAAGATCTTGAGGGTATTGGAATTGACGCTGCATCGCAGATCAAACTTTCTAACTATTGGCCTAATATTGATCTGAATGGCATTTGGACAGTATACAATAACCCAGCAGATCCATTTGATCCTGAAGATAACTATGTTTACTTCCAGGTTGCTACTAATCAAGATGTATCTCTTAAGAACTGGGCAAGTGCAGTTATTTCTTCTCCACCACGTCCTGGTGGAACTCAAACTCCATTAGTTGAAATTTCTAAGGCAATTTGGAAAGAATTTGGTGTACTAGGTGCTGAAGCACTTAGAACAAATACTGATACATGGGGTGAGTTTAAACTTGGAGTTAACACAGTAGCACGTTCTGCTCACATTGATTCTCAAACAGCATTCGTTTCTGATGAAACATCTCCTAGAGCAAACCTCGATGTTGTTGGTACTGCATTTATCAGTGGTAAGACTATTGAGAATTATCTAACTGAAACTTCAACTCTCAAGGTTGAAACAGAACAAGATAATGCATTATTAGTTGGTGGTGATAGTACTGATCCAGATGACACTTCTGTATTGAGAGTAATGACCACCAATGGTGGTAGGTTGGGTATTAATACCAAGGTTCAGGACACCATTAATCCTTATAAGGAACTCAATAAGACATTTGTTGTTGTTGGTGATGCTAGAATTCATGAAAATCTAGAGATTACTGGTGATCTTGAGGTTAACGGTGGTGATATCACTACAACTAATACTGATTTCGCTCTTGCTCCTGCAAATGCAGTAAGAGTTAACTTGTTTGGTGTTGCAGATCGTATTAACATCGCTACTAATACAACCTTACCTCAAGAAATCAACTTAGGTACTAGCACTTCTAATCAGCATGTTAGGATTGGTACTACTGCAGTAGATTCAACGCTTAGAATTCATACCAATAGTCAGAATGCTATTGTTGATCTAGCAACTGTACAGAACCAATCTTCAAGTATTTGTCAACTCAGATTTGGTGGTGGATATGTTACTAGAAGCACAACTAATTCTGTCACTAATATCGATACTTTCTTTACTAATATTAAATCTAAAGAAGTTGAATTTGGTTCTGGTGAAGGCGAAGGATCAAGTGAATCCAGAATTTACTCTAGTACAAGATCTGTTAGAGCATTTGATGGTGATTTAACTAATACTCTTAAACTTGGAACAAATGCAACTACATTTGAAATGGGATCTACTGGTGGTACAACAACTATCAGAAACACTTTAAATGTTCTTGCTTCTGCGATTGTTGAAGGTAACATCAGACTAGACGGTGGTCTAAATGCTGGTATTATCGAGATCGAAAGAGGTAGATTTAATACTACTATCGTTCCTCATGTTATTGGTGGTGTAGAAAATTCTAATATTGACTTCTATCAGTATGTGGATACTGGAAGAAGAATTGATACTGGTGGTGTTGCTCCTTGGGGTGGCACATCATATCTAGTCGCTGGTGGTGCAATCTCTACATTCGATACTGTTGTTAACACCAATGGTGATTCTAGACGACCAGGTACATATCCTTTCGTTAACACTACTACTGATGGTGTTGGTTCTGGTGCAACTATTACTCTTCTTGTTAGATTTGATAAGACAATTGAACTTACTCTGGAAAGTCCTGGTGAAGGATATGCGATTGGAGATCAAATAATCATTCAACCTGGAGATATTGGTGGTACTGAAACTGATGCAACACTACCAGCAGGTCAGTTAACATTCATTGTTCAAGGTGTTGTTGATACTGGCACTCTTTATTATCTACCAATTGATGAACCAGCAATTACTGATTTCTCTCGTGGCGATCTTCTCTTTATCGACAGAGGCAGTGATCTATCACCCGATACAGTTGGTTCAGGTCCTAATCAGATTACTGGATTGAGAAATCAAGCTGAGAGTGAAATTCTTCGTATTGAGGGTATTGCAAACGTTACCAATCCTTCAGACACAAATGGTTATAGACTGATCGTTTCTCGTGGAGCGGATGGATCGGGAATTTATAACAATCACCCTGATGAGACATACATTGCTAAGTTTATTAAGCAGTCTAATGCCTCATATATCACTGGATCTGACCTTGATTCAGATGGTCAATTAGATGAACCATTATCAGGAATTGGTAGTGGTAGTGGAGATATAAGAATTGGCGTTGCTGAGTTTGGCGGAAGTTTATCTACTAGAGATTTCCTCAGACTAAGTAAGAGTGAATTTGTTTCTGTCAAGACACTAATCAGCACCTCACCGCAGTCTCTGATTGTTAATACTGGTGATCCAAGTGGTGCAAATGATACATTCCGTGTAGAATCTACAACTGGTAATACTTTCATCTTTGGTCATATCTACGCTGGTGCAGGATTTAACCGCTTTATCGTTGATTCTTCAACTGGTGATACAACTACCACAGGTAAGTTGACTACTAATGATACAATTACCTTAAGGGGAACTACAGTCTTTGCACAACCAGAGCAACTGTTCAAGGTTACTGAGCAGGGTAGTACTGAGTTCTTAACTTTAACAAATGGTGGAAACTCTGAGATAACTGAAGCTGTTACCTTCCAGGTAGATACTGCAACTGGTAGCATCTACAGCACTGGTAGCATGAAGTTCTTTGGAGTTGATAACAATGGTGTTGCAGACTTAACTGATCCAAAACTTGATTTTGACGGATCAAATGGAAACTTAACTGTCTATGGTTCGCTATCTGCTCTAGGTAGTGGTATCTCATACTTTGGCGGATCACTTGATATCGAGGGTGGTATTAATCTCAAGTATCAAGATGGTGCTGGAAGAACTCAACTTGATCAAGAGTTGTCCATTAAGAACATCGCTGGCGATGAGATCTTCAAGGTTCTTAACAATGGTTCTGTTACTGTTGCTGGTCAATCAAACTACTTCTCTAATACTGGTGGACGTAAGTGGGAGTACAGTGCCGATGCTGTCATTCCCGCAGAAGTTAATGTCAATTACTTCATTAATGCTGGAGGCAATACAATTGTTAAATTACCAGGAGATGCTCAAATGGGTGATATGATTAGGATTATAGATATTGGTGGGGCATTGACTTATAACGTATCACTGGTTATAAGAGCTCTTACAAACCAGAGGGTTATGAATGATGGTTCTAATACTGGATCGTCTCTCTTAACTGGTGTTCCTGCTTCTCAATATGCAACACATGGCGGTGGTGAATTAGTTGTACAAACACCATATGCTGCTTTCGCTCTAGTTTACGCAGGTAATATAGTTGAAGGTGAAAGTGGTCAATCTGTTCCTTCTTCCCGTACTGGTTGGTATCTAATCAACGTTTAATCATATGTTCTATCAACAAAGACACGATATGGATGGTGCTGTAATTGGCACCATCATGCCCTGGTCAGGATCTTTATCCAACATTCCAGACGGGTGGTTAATTTGTAATGGAAATAGAGTTATTGCGAGAGAATTTCCTCTTCTCGCTAGATCAATTGGAGACACATATAACGAAGCGACTAATATAGAAGAACCATTTAACGCAAGCGAATTAGCATTTCCAAACTATTCTGGAAAATTTTCTCTGCCAAATTTATTGCAAGGAAAAGCTCTTGTTGATATTGAACAATCTTACTTTTCTGCTGGTGGTAAAACTGATCGATTTAATTTAGGAATTGATACTGATCCTGATGCAGGAAATATTATTGGTCCATACATTGGAACAAATACTGATAATGGATTTAGTCCAGCAATCACTGATGTTCGTACTGATGTTGAATTTACTCTAAATGATCGGACTGGTTATGCTGGTGATGTCACTGGCAACAAAATTATTCCTGGTCAAGGTGAGAAATCTGTGTTTATTGGCGGTAGAAAATTGGGTCATGAACATGTAAGACCACACCAACACTCTGGTTCATATGAAACCGTACAGAATGTTGATCCTACTAGACCAGGACTTGGTGTTATCCCATGGGATAATGTAGCATTTCAGTACAAGTATGGTTCATACGACGAGACAACATCATTCCCATTATCTGACCAAGAATCAGACTACATTCGTGCTAATCTTCAATTTTGGAAAACAGGGACTGGATCGGAACAATATCTTGGTGATAAGAGTTTTTCTCAAGTTGGTAATGCATATAGTGGGTTTGGAAGTGGTGGACAACCTGGTAGAGCTGTGGGTCAAGTTCAGTCGGAAAATCCACCATCAAACTTACACCCCATTCGAGTAACTAGATCTCCATTTACACCATTTAATAGTTGGACACCAGCTGGTTCTGGTACTGGTACTTCTACTGGACCAGAAATTAGTAGTCAGGATGTTATTCCATATGGTTCTTTTGGTTCTAATATTACTGTTCCTCTGGGATTTAGAAACTATTATCCAGATGAACCGAGTGAACCAGCCAGAGCTACTCTGGTCAGCAACCCAGCAGAGCAGTGGACAGTTGGAAATCAGTTCTTTGCACATGCACATGATCCATTCCAAGTTGTATACAAACAAGGTTCATTGGGTCCACAACCTAGATTAGAAGCTGTGGTAAATATTCCAAATGCTGAACTTGATAATACTTCAAATGAGGGAGCATTACAGATTGATATGAATGTTTCTCAACCATCACTCACTTGCATTTATTTAATCCGAGCATATTAAAATGGCAAATTACTCAAGAGAAAGAGGAAAATATGGTGGTATGTGTGGATCTATCCTCATCCACTCCACTCCCAATATTTCGACAGCAAATGATCCAAATGAAGCAGGATTTAAAAATGATATCCCTGCAGGATATTTGAAATGTGATGGGTCTATTTTAAATGCAAAAGATTATCTTGCATTATCTAAAGTTTTGGGTGTTGGACAAGAAAGTAGATTTAGAAAAGACAACCAAACTCCAAGAGATGCAGATGCTGAACAAGGAGATTTGGGACAATTTGTTCTTCCAGATCTAGGATCTAAAGTTATTACAGGTGGAAGAGGAACGGGTATTTACAATAACTATTTTGTTGATGATGGAACTGCAGATGCAATCACAAATGGAACACGTAGAGTTGGACCACAGGTAGAGGTTGTTTCTAACTTTGGAAACACCATTGCTTCTTTTTACACTGGAAATGTTCAGGTTAGTCCTAGTGCAACATTAAATTTTTTGGGCAACGCTTCGTATAATGTTGCGAGTGCTACTTCAGAAACTCAACTTGATATTAGTAACTTTCAAGGTCATACTCATGAAGCTTTTCCAACACTCTTGAATTTTCAAACCTCTCATGCTATAGGATTTCAGGGTGGTAAAACTGGTGGTAATCTTCCTGGTAATAGTGGTGCTGGTCATATGTTAGGGGTAGTTAATCAAGCGGGTGGTGAATCTATTCATAAACATAGCATTCAACCGCCATTATCATATGGTAGTGATTTTACATATACTTACCCACAAACCCAAATTGATTTAAGTGGAGTTTCTGTATCTATTGATGTTGACACTGCAGAAATTGAAAAAATTGACGATCTTGTTACTCCTTACATTTTGGTAGAATACTTAATTAAATTCTAAAATGGGATATCAAACCGCTCATTATTATAAACATGGAGACACAAATAATTGTGTTTCCTATACGATGTATGTTCCTGATGGTGGAAATTTAAGATCACAAATTTCACAACAGTATGTTACTTTATTCGGTAGATGGGGTGAATCAGGTGGAGTAGAAGGTTGGGTTACTATATGGAATTCAGCAGATAATGGAGGATTTTCTAGCGTTTATGCGATGGTTCTTAGTGGCGCTGGTGGAGAACTAAATGGCATTAATGCAAATGGTAAACACACAGGACTTTCTACTGGTGGATGTCCTGTTGGTGGATGTACAGATTCCACTGCTAATAACACAGATTCAAATGCAGATTTTGACGATGGAAGTTGTACATATGATCCACCAACAGTAACGCTTACTGCTACTCCAAGTACTATTAAGCTTGGCGACAGTTCTAATATAAAGTGGGTTACTACTGGAAATGCTAATAAGCTCGTGTGGCTTAAAGGAAACATTAATAATACACTTATAACATCGAATAAAAACGTTACTCCTACAAGTACAACAATTTACCAATGTAAAGTTACTGGAGCAGGTGGGAGTACTACCAAATCAGTTACAGTTACTGTCAATTCTCCGCCTACAGGTGAAATTTCTGTTCCATCTTCAGTTGATTATGGTGATGAAACTTTTGACATTGAGTGGGAAGCAAAGTATGCTAATACAAAACAAAATCTTAGAATTACTACAATTGACTTAGATGGTAATAATGATGTCACAAATATATCTTTGACGCCAAAAGCAACCTCTGCAGAAACTGGTGCTGCAGCAACTGCCACTGAAAGAGATGGAACCTATACGTATACTCCATCATGGGGACCTAGAGGTCCATCTGAAATTAGATTTTCATTTGAACTTGGTGGTGATGGTGGTTCAACAACACTTGCAAGGGAAGATGTTTTGGTTGATATTGACCAAACACCAGATAATATAGCAATTCCAGGAACTATTGATGTTCTTAAAGGTGATCCAGATATTAGATCACCAGAAGAAGGAACAGCTACTTCTGACTTAATACAAGTCAACGATATTGATATTCCTGTTGAAATCATAGCTTCAAATCCTATCTTGGTGAGAATTGATAATACTGGAGAATGGACTAAACTTAGATCATATGGAGTTCCTGCTGAACCAGTTGGTGGAATATTTGGAATATTTGATGGTCCTGAAGAGGAAGAGGAATTTGTAGAAAAACCTAGTGAAGCAGTAAAATTTGAACAAATAGACGAAACAATTAAAGAAGTTTCTAATGATTTTCGAGTTGTAGAAGCAGATCCAATTATTGTAAAGACTACTGCAGATACTCTAGTACTTAATTCTGGATCTTTTACTATTGATCCTGATATAGCATACGTTCAATTCAAAATTTGGGGTGGTGGTGGAGCAGGAGAAAATGTAAATGATAGTGTTGATCCATTTATAAGAACTTCTGGTGGTGATGGTGCTGCTAGTACTTTTTTAGGATTAACTGCTGGAGGAGGAAACAAAGGAAAACGAGATGTAGTTGATGCTGGTAAAGGTGGTATAGCCACTGATGATTATGGGTGGGGTAGTCGTGGTGTTTCTCTCACCATGGTTAGTGGTACTAATTCACAATCATATGCATTCCCAACGATTAGCAATATTACTAACAATGGTGGTGGAGCAGGGCGTCAATTAGGTAATGCTGTAAATGGTGGTGGTGGTAATGGATCTACAGGAGCTAGAACATATACTTCATCTTCATATCACGTTTTTGATAACGCAAATAACGTACATAATTTTAGTCAATCTGGTTCTAGTGCTGATATTAGTCTGAGTTATGTAAATCCAGGTGCTCCAGATGGATTAACTGGATCCAGACCAACAAATGGAAAATATTATAATTTGAGTTTTATTACTCCTTATGTAAATAATTCTTGGTCTTTTTCTGTTAGTGGTGTTTGTAATCAAGCTGCTGGTGGTGGTACTGGTAAAGGACCTTATACGTATCAAGGTTATCGCTATAAAAGTTCTAGTGGAATAAGTCTCTGGTTTCAAAACGGGAACGCTATTAATGGTTATATTCGTTGTTTTACTATTTCAACTACTGGACTTAAAGTTGGTGTTATTGGTATGGGAGGAGGTGGCGGTGCTGCTATTTCAGGAACGATTACTAGAGCACAATTTCAAGCTTCGGAAACTTATGCTTTAGGAACTACTCATAATATTGTAAGCGGAGGTGGTGGACAAACTGCTGGTATTGCTGGTGTAACCCCAGCAAATGATGGAGGTTCTGGACGAATTGAACTGTATGTTGTTTATAGACCAAAAATTGAATTTTATAGTATCTCGGCACCAGCGCCCGATATAACTGCTCCTTACACTGTTGAAATTAAGAAAGGCGAGTGTGTAACTTTCTCGTGGAGAACTATTGGAGATGCTGATACATTTGTTTGGACCGCTGGAAATATTTCTAACACTCTTCTTACTAGTACAGTAACTGTATGTCCAGAAGAAACTACTGAATATACTGCTAGAGCAAATGGACTTGGTGGATTTAGTGATTTCTTTACTCTGACAGTTAATGTATTTGAACTTCCAACAGGTTCTGTGGATGCTCCAGATACCATCAACTACGGTGTAGAGACTTTTGATATTGAATATACTGTAAACTATGCTAATATTGCAAATACAATAGATGTAATCTATCTCGATATTGATAATGTTTCAACAGTTATGGAGACAATTGATTTAGAAGTTACTAATACGGCATTAGCAAATGCAGATCCTATTGATTACACACGTACAGAAACTCTTTCATATACACCTACTTGGGGTGATAGAGGTCCAGGATACATTCAATTCAGGTTGAATGTTGAGGGAGACGGTGGAACACAACAATTCCCTGATGATGGTGGATATTACAGCATATTTGTTGTAATTGACCAGACACCAGATAATATTATAATTCCAGATAGTTTAGATGAGATCAAGGATGATCCAGATATTAGATCACCTGAAGAAGGAACAGTTACTTCTAATTTAATACTAGTCAACGATATTGATATTCCTGTTGAAATTAAAGCCTCAAATCCGATCTTAGTAAGAACTGATAATGTTGGTGAATGGACTCAACTTAGATCATATGGAGCTCTTGCTGAACCTGTTGGTTTTGATGGTCCTGAAGAGGAAGAAGAATTTGTAGAAGAAACAGTTTCTTCTCAAGAAGAATTTGTAGAAGAAATTGTAGAGGAAACAGTTTCTACTCAAGAAGAATTTGTAGATCTAGAGGTTATAGAAGCAGATCCAGAGAGTGTAACAACACAGGTAGCGCAAGCTTTTAACAGTAATGGAGGATATGCTGGATCTATTCAGATCCCTTCAAATGCGATTAATGTTCGTGTAGATCTTGCTGCTGCTCGGGGTGGCGGAGGTGGATCTGATGCTAATGGTGCTGGTGGCGCTGGTGGCGCTGGAAGAAGAGCAAATATCTATTTTCCTAATTTTACTGCTAGAAGATTAGATTTCTATCTCGGAAATGAAGGTGGAAATGCTGGAAGCGGTGGAAATCGCGCTGGTGCTAGTGGAGGCAGTTCAAGTGCTGCTAGTGGTGGAACGGGTGGAAATTCTGCTGATAATGGATCTTCTGGCGCTGGTGGTGGCGGTGGTGGTGCTAGTGGTATTTTCGATACTTTTAGCAATACATGGGTTGCTGTTTGTGGCGGCGGCGGCGGCGGCGGAGGCGGTGCATTAGGTAGACCAGGCATTCAAGGTGGGACAGGTACAGGATTACAAACAGGAAATCCAAGCAATCGTACTGTTGGTGGTACTGGTCAAAAGAATACAAGTGAACCATCAGATCGTCCTGACGGATCTGGTGGTGGCGGCGGCGGCGGTGGTTGTGTTGGCGGTGCAGGTGGTGCATATGGCGTTGACCAAAACCGTGGCGGTGTTGGCGGTGGCGGCGGTCAGTCTGGTTATAATAGTACCTACTGTAGTTTTAATAACAATTCAGGAACACAAAATGCAGGCGCTGGATTCGCAAATGTTTATTATGATTTGCAAAATCCATCAATTACTAGTTTCACTTGCAATCCAGCTGCAATTATTAGAGGTCAATCTACTACATTACAATGGTCTACATCATTTGCAGATTCTGCATCGATTAATCAAGGTGTTGGTGCTGTTGCAGTTGGGTCTAACAAGACTACAAGTGTTAGTCCTAATTCAACTACAACTTATACTTTAACTGCATGTTTTGTTGGTATATGTGTTACTGCAGACAAACAAGTAATTGTATATGAACCACCTACAGTTAATTTTTACGCTGACAAATATTATATTAAAAGAGGAGAAACTGTAACATTATATTGGATTACTAGTGGAGATGGTTCTACGCTTACTTGGATTTCAGCAAACATTACTAATACATTGTTATCATCTCAATCAAGTGTTACACCCACAATTACTACAACTTATACATTGCAAGTTAGTGGTCTTGGTGGAACTAGTCCACAGTATAGTGTAGAAATTGTTGTATATGAACCACCAGAGGGAGAATTTAATGCTCCATCTGTAATTGATTATGGCACTGTAAGTTTTAATGTTACGTGGGAAGCGAAGTATGCCAACACAAAAGTAAGATTTAGAATTACTACAATTGACTTAGATGATAATAATGTAGTCACAAATGTAGATTTACCATTAGCAAACTCAGCAGAATCTGGCAAAGGTCCTGATAATGATACTAGTGGAACTTATACTCATACTCCATCATGGGGACCTAGAGGTCCATCTCTAATTAGATTTTCATTAGAACTTAGTGGTGACGGTGGTTCAGAGACAATTCCAAGTCAAGATGTTTTCGTTAACATTGACCAGACACCAGATAATATTATAATTCCAGAGAGTTTAGATTTAATTAAGGATGATCCAGATGTTAGATCTCCTGAAGGTGATATCGTATCAGATTACATACAAGTCAACGATATTGATATTCCTGTTGAAATTAGAGCTTCAAACCCCATATTAGTTGATATAAATCAGGATAATAATTGGACTAAAATTAGATCATATGGACCTCTTGCTGAACCAGTTGGTGGAATATTTGGAATATTTGATGGTCCTAAAGAGGAAGAAGAATTTGTAGAAGAAACAGTTTCTTCTCGTAGTGTACCTGTAGATATAGAGGTTATAGAAGCAGATCCAGATACTGTAAAGACTTCTAATCATGAAGATGTTGATTATACTAATTTGGTTACATGTATTTCAATTATTGATGAATCATCTCCAGCAGTGTCAACACACCAGAGTGATTGGACATCGTTTAGAAACAATTATCCAAATAGAACATTCTATCTGCTACAAGCTACATTCCGTACAGATCCTCCACAGGGCAATCCATCTTATGGACTTAATGTCCTGAATAGACCTTCTAATTTCTTAAATGATCCATATTCGTATACTGTACAGGTAAACAGAGATGATGAGACTTCAAATATCTCTAACTGGTTTAATATTTGCGGGTTACAAAATGTTCCTGCAGGATCATATGTTTCTGTGTGGTTGGATATTTCAGGATCCATGAGAGCGGTTGATGTACAGAGATCTTACAATGCATTTGAAACTGCATGTAGCAATGCTGGTATTGTTATTGTTCTTGAGACTAGTGATAGTGGTGAGCGTTGGATCCCAGGTCACAACAAAGATCTACCACCATCTGGATTTATTACTGCCGACAAAACTAGTGTAAAAGAGGATGAAGAATTTGAGTTGACGTGGGTTGCATTTGGTGAGGTTACTCAAGTTACAATTACAAACTACAATGGTGGAAATCCTGTCTCGTTTACTGGTCATGCTGATTTAACGATCAGTGTAACAACCACATTTACAATGTCGATTCAGGGTACAACTGGTACTACTCAAACTAGATCTGTAACAGTTACCGTTATTCCAAAACCAGTATTTAATATCTGGTTATTGAACGATACTAATATACAAGAAACTGTAAGAAAACCTAATGTAAACACTCAAATTAATTGGGCAACAACACCAGCTGGTTCTGGGACTACACTAACATGGAGTAGTGGTAATATAGCAAATACTCTATTAACATCACAAACATCAGTGCAACTTTCTGATAGCTCTACTTTCTGTGGAACTGTTACTGGTCCTGGTGGAACTTCTGACACAGTATGTGCAACTATTATAGTTTCTCAGTATGTTACTTTAGAAGCTAATGCTCCTGGTACTATTGATTATAATACTGAAACTATTACATTAGATTATTCTACTGAATATTCTGATGTAGAAATGAAGTTAGAGGTATTTTTTACTTATCTAGATGGAAGTACATCTCCTACATCTGTATTCACAGATGATACTCTTCCGCATCCAGATAGTTTTGAACTAAATCCTGTAGCACCTGCATTTAATTCAGTTGATGATCAGGAAATTGAATTTGATATGTCTACTTTTTGGAGTGATATTGGACCATCTTCAATTAAATTTAGATTTACTGCTACAGGAAGTGCAGGAACTGAAGTTCTAAATCTTACAACTCTAGTTAATATTGATCGAACACCAAATAATATTTTAATTCCAGATAGTTTAGGGTTGATTAAAGATGATCCAGATGTTAGATCTCCACTGGATGGTGCAACCACTGATATGCTTCTAGTTGATGATATTGACGTTCCTGTAGAAATTTCATCTGACTATGAGATAAAAGTCCGAGTAAACAATACTGGGGGATGGGTAGATGTTAGGAATGTAAATCCATAGAATAAATAATACAACAGGAACTATAGACTGATAAGATGTCTGATTATCAATTTACAAATACACCACTGTACGTATCCGAAGGTGATTACGTACAGTTTAGGTTTCAAGCTCCTGATGATTGGGGACAAGCACTTACTGTTAGAGTTCGTGTTGGACTGCTTGATACTTTTTGGTATATTGAAACACAACCTGAAGATTTAACACCAGACCCATTTCCTTTTCAGAAGGTAGATGGTGCTGAATTAGATACCATGTATACTTATGGTGATGGTAATCGTGCAGGAGAAAGCATTATTACAGTTACTGGATTAACTGATACTTCTGTAGCAGCTGTTGCTGTATCATCAAATTTTCCAATTCCTTTTGGCGATACAGCAACTGATTATTTTGGCGCACGTATTGACTATGATGGTGATGGAACTTGGGACACTGATTGGTTTACTGGACCCGCAAATACTGGTGTTGAAAATAATGCTAAAATTCAAGTACGAGTAAGAACTCAAGCTGCAATTAACTCAACTTCATTACTTACATTAGTCATTGGTATGTCTAATGAAACGTGGAATGTTAAAACTCAATCTGCAGCGCAAAATATTCCAGATCCATTTCCTGATTGGGAAGATATTGACGGTGTTGAAGCGGGATTAGCATATGTTTACAGTGACCCAGTAAGAATTGATGGGTTAATTCCAGATTCTGTTGCAACTTTTCTCCTCACAAATTCATCAGCACAGTGGGCTAATTCAAGCACAAATACTACATTTACAAATGGTGATGGGTATGAAGTTCTCAGTGGTGTGACTTGGAATGGTGGATCTGGTGATGTTGTTAATGGTGATTGGGTTCAGTTGAGAGTTGTATCTAGTACATCTGCTTTTGGTGCAATTACCACTAATATTAGTATTGGTGATGCTGTAAATGGTGATACTTGGACAGTTACGACAGGGGAGTTTCCTGATACTGAACCATCTCCTTTTCAATTTGATAACGTAGACGATGCTCTAATTAATACACTATATGGATCACCCGATGCGCCACCTACAGGAATTAGTGGTATTGATCCAACAGTTAATATTCCTGTAACGTTAGATCCTACTAATACATCAGCAACTGAATACTATGTTAGAGTAACAAAAGCAGATGGTACTGTTGGATCTTTGGGATCATTTCCAACTACTGTTGCACTTGGAGATAAACTTGCTTTATTTGCTAAATCAGCACCCAACTATGGTGGACAAATCAGAACTGTAAAAATTAATGTTGGTGGTGTTCCTATTACTACATGGCAGGTAAAGACTAGCGATGGTCCCGATACTGTTGCATCATTTACACCACCACAAGATTTAACTAATCAACAACCAAGCACTTATGTGACTAGTGCTCCAGTTACTATTAGTGGTATTAATACTCCAATTCAGATTAGTCGTTTATCTGGTTATGATGCATTAATTTCTATTGATGGTGATGCAGCCACTACTGGTCCTAGAACTTTTGATCCTAATGTAAATACTACATTTACTCTTACTATTTTAACTTCAAGTCAAACTCCTAATTCTCCTGAATCCACACAGATTCAAGTTGGTACGGGTGCTCCTAGCAATTCAACTTTTGTTTGGACGGCAAGGACTTGGATTAATGCACCAACACCACCATCAAATTCTGGAACATGGTACAGTATTAAAACATGGAAACAGGATGGTTATGCATTAGGAACTGTTATTCCAATTATGAAAGAAAGTTTTCTGGGATATGGTGATCTTGATGGTGATCTTTATAATCCTGGTACAAACCTTGTGACCAGAGTTCCTAGTGATATTGCTAGTAGATACCCAGGATTTATTGAATGTGATGGTCAGGAATTAAATGCTGCACAATATCGTGGATTATATGAAGTTATTGGCACACACTATGGTGGAGCTGTAACTATTTCATCTGAAAATATTTTAGATGAAGATAACAATGTAGTTGGTGCTTGGACGAAGTACGATGGTAATTTTAGACTTCCTGATTATAGAAATAGAAAGCTTTGTGGCACGGGTATTGTTGATAGTAGCAGAGGAAGTTCTGCGTTCTTACCTATTTCTAGTTCTGGTGGTGATATTCAAGTTGTTGGATCTGAGGGTGGATACTGGTATTTTGATAAAGTAGACACTCTTGGCACACAACCACTGGAACAAATTGAAGGATCTGGTGATAATGGATTAAATTCACGGTTCTTCTCACTTGGTACAGTTAGAATTAGTGGATTGGAGACCATTACAGGTAGTATTGGATTTAGTATCAATGGTAGTATTACAGCAACGATTGGTCCTTTGCAGTCTTTAATTGTTGGAGTTCCAGAACATGATCACTTCTATTTCTCTGCAGTTTCTGATGGTGATGAAGGTGAATCTGTTGTACCTTGGGGTGCTGGTGGATCTGGTGGTAGAGCTGGTTTCCAATTTGCTGAAGTACAATCTTATCCACTGAAAATTAAAGGCAGTGACCCAATTGATTCAGGTGACATTTGGGATACGTGGGCAAGTAGAATCCAGAGCGTATGGACTGGTATCTTTATAAACTTGAAAGAATATTATGGAAATGATTTTGACCTTAGACAGTGGGTGCAAGCCAACTTACCTGCAGGTCAGAATGTTAACGCTGAATACGCAGAAATTCAAGGTGCATCTCTAGGATTGGGCAATGATTCAGGTGACGATAAGGGACTTACAGAAGATTTTACTACATGGTGGTTATCTGATACTTCTGGATTATCTGGCGCTATTCTTCAAAACGTTGCAGGGCTAGGGGGTAATCAAACTGCTGGTGTAATTGATAACAAAAATACTACATTTAGAGTTGCTGGTTATACACCATCTGCTGGACAAACAAGAACTCATAGTCATTTTATAACTGAAAATGTTGTTGGTAATCCCAATACTGACTTCTCTGGTGGTAATGTTAGTGGTGCTGGTGACCCCAATCCACCACTTGGTGCTGGATTAAGTGCTAGTGGTCAAGTTGGTGCTGTTCTTTCTTTTCAAATGTATGAAAGAAGAGGTCTTAATGAACCATATGATGATATGCAACTTGTAAATAAAACTATTGGCGAGTGGACATATAGACTTGCTGGTCAAAATTACTGGACCGAACCAGGAGAGGAACTAATTGTAGAGGAAGAAGTTCGTTATAGAAATGGTAATAATGGAGCTGGTACTGGTATGGTTATTAACTATACTATTCAAGCATATCCTTCTTTAGGAGGATCTCCCTTTGGTGATAGTAGAATTAGAATTAATCAAATTGTTAATGCTGGACAGGGATATGCGGTAGGTGATGAATTGACAGCAGCAACATGGTCTGATACTCCAGGACTTGGTGCTGAAGATTTAATGGTAGTTAATACAGTTTCTACTGGAAACGTTGGTGGCGTTGGTGAGAGTATTCCAATTCAATTCACACAAAACGACTTGTTCATGGACATGACTACAGGAACATTTAAGTTTTCTAGAAGTATCAAAAAACCTATTCCTGACGTTACAATGATCCCACAGAGACAAGTTCCAATTCTGACCCCATTCCACAAGACTAAATATATGATCAAGGCGTATTAATAAATTATGGGGCAAGACATTATTCCAGATTATAGACCACTTGAATTGATGCTCGATACAAAATTTACGAAGTCTGAGTTTACAGATTTCATTGGTATTTGGGAAAACTTCATGCCAGCACCATTATGCGACGAGATTGTAGCATTTTGTACAGAAATCTTTGAGCATGGAGCTTCATTTAATGGTCATCCTGATGAGATGCATGTTATTTCATCAGAAAATTCTTATGGCGGTCCATTAAGGAGAAAGGACGAAGCGTTTCTTCTTAACTACCATAATTTAATATTAGGGAGACATGTAAATCAGATATTGAAATCATGTCTTCAGCATTATATGAGTGAATATTTTTCTCTACAGCACAGTAGTGTTACCTCTTGGGATATTAAAGTTCAAAAAACTAAACCTGGTGGTGGTTATAACTTATGGCATCATGAAGATGGTGATATAAGACATGCTGATCGTGAGTTAGTGTGGATGATTTACCTCAATGATATGCCTGACGGTGAGGCAGAGACTGAGTTTTTATATCAAAGAAGAAGAATTAAACCGACTAAAGGAACAGTAGTAGTTTGGCCTGCTGGATTTACACACACTCACAAAGGAAATACTGTTCTCACTGAAGATAAATATATCTTGACAGGATGGTACATCAAAAACCAATAAGGTAGATCAATGGCTTTAAATATTAGAACTCCTTTATTAGAAATTGATTTTCTTAATAAAATTATTAATCAAGAACGACGCTATATTGACCAGGATACTGGTACAGTTAAGGTTTTTCCTGGCGGCAGAAGAGTTTCGTTTGATGATAGTGCTAGTGAAAGATTTTTAGCAGCTGCTATTGATCCTTTCTGGCATAGTGCAAAAGATCAACTTGATTTTTTCCAGTACAACGATGATGGAACATATTTTTGTCAGCGTAAAAAGTTAAAAACTGATTTTACCACAAATACTCAGTATCAGGCTACATATCAGTTCGTTGATGGTACTGCAGATCAAGCAAAACAATTGTATGAACAAATTCAAATCTTTTTGGAAGTTGCAGATCAAGTTAAAAATTTGAAGGTTGAAGCTCTTGTAGAGGATGTAGATAAAGAAGTTCTTTTGTATGAGAAGAGATATCTAAAACTCAAAAGACAGAAAAATTCTTTATTGGAATTGAGTGATTGGAGAATTTTACCTGACGTTGCTGATAGTTATGAAGGTGAGAAAGACATGTGGATAGCATGGAGATCTCATGTACGTAAAGATGTATTAAAATCACCTGATGATTTTGATAGTGGATTGGATTACTTCAAGTACACTTATGAGTATAGATTTCCCATTGACCCAAATATTTACAGGAATTTGTATGATGGTGTAGACAATCCGCCTGCATACTTAGACGCAAACGATACTGATCAGTGGGTATATCATGACATGGAAGCTTCTACTGACTTCCGTAGTCAGAGAGAGCAAACAATGTATAATCTTGCAAGATCTAGAGCAAAAATCTCTCCAAAACGAGAAGTTGATGCTAAAGTATTGGAAATGATGAAACTATTGAAAGTAGATGACATTATTCCAGTAGATTGGAACATTTATTACGTATCCGAATGATATATGAAATTGATCTTCTGAGTGAAGGTGATTTAAAACTCCTAAATCAAGAACTTAAGAGTTTCAACTATATTGATGGTAGTATCAGTAACCCATCAAAGATCAAGAAAAATTTAATGTGCTTTGACGGTAAAGCATATGGTGATAGTTGTAATTTTATACAACAGATTATGCACCAAAAAATGTATAGCATCTATGCTATGCGTAGCATATCTCAAATATACTTTTTAAAATATAATATAGGACACAAATATGATTATCATTTAGATAACTATCCAATTGCTGGTGTTCATGCACATTATAGTATGACTATCTTTCTTAATGATGATTATGAAGGTGGAGAGTTGGTGATTAAAGTTGGTGATGTGGAGACTGTACATAAACCCAAAGCAGGAAAAGCAATATTATATTCTACTGGTTTGTGTCATAAGGTAAATCCTGTTACAAAAGGAATACGTAATGTTGCAGTCACTTGGATAGAAAGTATAATTACAAATTCTTTTATGCGTTCATGGATTATTGATTATGGCAGATATATTGAAGGATCTGTAGATGAGAAGTTGGAACAGATGAGGTTAAATTTAATACGAGAATATGGTACAAACATTTAATGATGTCTTTGATAAACGGACATTACCGAGAATATTGGATACTGTAAATTCAGCAAAATGGTATTTTGGTCATGGTTCATTTGATCCAAGTGACCCTAGAAGAGGTTATCCTTTCTGGAGGATGGATCTTAAGCAATATCAGTTCTTTAATACGTATCTTCTAAATATCATACAGGAGACAACTCAACAAGAGTACGAATTATATGATGTGTATGCCAATGGACATACATTTGGTACTGCTGGAGATCTTCATGTTGATTGGTATGATGATAGAGGAAGAACATTTCTCTTTTATGCAGTTGATGATTGGCATCTTCAATGGGGTGGAAAGACAGTATTTGAATTAGGTAATGGTGAATATTATTATCAATTACCCAAACCAAATACAGCTGTTCTATTCCCAGGAAATATGAGACATGCGGCAGAAGCTGTCACTAGATCATTTGCAGGACTTCGTATAACTATTGCTTGGAAACTATTAGTAAAATGAATACAAACTACAACGTACATTATTTTGAACACTTCATTGGAAATTATGCTGCTTTAATTAAAAAACCAGTTGTATACTTTAGATCTGTTGGATGGAACAATAGTTCTGATGTTGATGCAATTAATGCATCATGGGCAGTATATGAAGATCTTCTTCCTGGTGATTTGTGGACGGCATTGAAGATGTCTGAGCAAGTTTTTATTGAATGTGATGATGTAAGTGTTATGATGGATTGGTTGGGTGATAATTTTCCACAAAATCAGGCATCTTGCACTATTCCTGAAAATTACATCTTCTATGCTCTATACAATGCTGAAGGACAACAAATCGCTACTAACGAATAATGTTTTCAGATAGATATTACGTTGCTGAAAAGTATAGTCTATTGACATATGAGCATCTCTCTACCATTGAGAAGATGCCATATCGATATACTAGTTTGGCTGATTCTACTTATTTACCAGTGTTAGATGATGCACTGAAGAATAAGTTGAGTTTGCCTCTTAGGTGGAAATCTCCAGTTAGACAAACTGCGGAGATGGATTCATCTCCTGATTGGGGTAAGTATGTTCTTATTGAGTATAAAGATAGTGAAGTAATTAATTATGTTGACCTTATTAGTATTCCGTGGGGTGCTTTTCATGGCACTGGAAAACTTGAGCAACATAAATGGAATCATTTCATTGGATATACACAACTTGAAGAGATACGAGATCTCAAACCAAAAATTGAGGCAATGACTGATCAAACTCAGACTAACATGACATCACTCAATTCTATTAAACTTGATCCAGAAGGAAATTTTGTATCAGTATTAATTCACGACGATGCATATAATCTTGCCGATTTGGAGATTGGTGTTAAAGTAGAGGAACTTCATTACTTTGCAAAACATCGCCCATATAGTGTTAAAGGATCTATCGAGATGATGCATGGTGGTGGATATATTTACCACATGTATCTCTTGTATGCCGATGATATTGAACCAAATTATAAAGGTAAGACAGTTTCCAGACAAGTAAAAGGTGTGCATGGTGGGTTATCAGTTAGATATGCTGATGCTATGTTAGAGGCAGGTTTACTTACACAAGAACAGAGAGATTTTGTTGAGACAAAATCAACACATGATACACGCTGTGATTACAGATGGAAATTATCTGATACTGGTGAGGTTGAAGACATTTATTTAATCTTTACTCATGTTGAAGAGTTTGATGACTTGACCCAAGACAATTAAATAACTGTCACAAGGGGGTTGCACACCCCCTTTTTCATGCCTTATAATAATCACATCAACGCAAGACGCCCTTTGACTTTGACCCTTCGCCCACACCAGCAACGTGCTCTTGACGCTTTGCTGACTGCTAGCATTGGTCGTGTCACCATCCCCACTGGCGGTGGCAAGACACTTGTGATGATCGAGGATGTGAAGCGTCGTCTCGCTGCTTCTACTACCCCTCAGACTGTCGTTGTGGTCTCTCCTCGCATTCTTCTCGCAGTTCAACTGTATGAAGAGTTCTGGTCTGCTCTCAACGGTAAGGTGGATGTAGCCACCATCCATGTTCATAGCGGTGAGGTTAATTGCACCAGCACCACTAAGATCCAACAGATCCAGTGTCACGATGCTGTCTGTAAGACTGCTGGTATTCATCAACTGATCTTTACCACTTACAACTCATTGCGTCGTATCAATGAAGCAGGTATTGATGTTGACACCATCTATTATGATGAGGCACACAATTCTGTTCGCCGTGACTTCTTCAAAGAAGTTGCTGCTGCTTCATTGACTGCCAAGCAAGCATACTATTTTACTGCCACACCTAAGTATCGTGGTGGTGTGATCAGCATGAACAACACTGCAGTGTATGGTTCTGAACTGATTAGTGTGCCTGCACCTGAACTCATCAACAACGGTAGTATCATCCCTCCTACCATTTTGCCACACGTTGTTGACATCGAGCGTAACAAGTCTCTGCTTGCTGCTGAGAACGATCGCGAGGTGTTGGTTGACATCATCAGCAAACTTGATGATGACGCTGCACAGAAGATCCTGGTTGCTTCTCCTAACACTCGTGTGCTGTGGGCATTGCTCTCTAGCACAAATGTGATGCAGGAGTTTGCTGACAGAGGTTACGATGTGATGCATATTACCAGCAAGCATGGTGCATATGTTAACAAAACTAAGGTTAACCGTCAAGAGTTCTTTGATACTCTTGACACTTGGGGCAAAGATCCTAACCGTAAGTTTATCATGTTTCACTACAGCATCTTATCTGAAGGTATCAATGTGCCTGGTCTCACTCATACTATTTTGCTCCGCAATCTTCCTGTGATTGAGATGGCACAGACTATCGGTCGTGTCATTCGTCTTGACAAAGATGATGCTGATGACATTCGTAATGGCAAAATTGCTCCTGGTCAACTGCAATTCTATCGCAAGCGTACAGGGTTTGTGACTGTACCTGTCTTTACCAACTATGGTAAGCAGACTGCAAAACGTTTGCAGAATGTTGTTGATGCTATCTTTGTCAAAGGTGTTGCTGCCACTGAATGATATTGTGGTATAATTAGTATGGAACAATCACAACCTATCAACATGGATTGGAATAGCACCACGAAACACGAGAAACGTAAAGATGCGTTCTACATCTTCTATGAGAGCGTTCTTAAACCAGATCACCAACTACGTCAAGACGCACATGATCAGGAATGCTATCATGAATTGCTAGAATGGCGTAGTGAAATCATCGAATACCTTGACAAACGTCG